AATGCCAATGGCAGCACGCTCTTCCAGGCTTGCAAGGCGTATCCAGTTGGCTGGGTAGGAAATTTCATTGTGCTCGAAAGGCACATCCAGGCCGAGAGGTTTGTTGTCGAGTAGGAACATGGGTTACCTCGCAAGAGCGTTTTTGAATGGGTGTTCGGCAAAGGCGGCAAAAATATAAATCTCGCTACCGTCATTGAAACTTGAGCTTCGCATCTTGAAGCCATTGGCCGTTACGTCAACGTCACCAATGGATGTCTCAGCGCCTGATGTATTCGCCAGAAGACCAGACGTAATGACATTGGTCGTTCCTCTGGCTGTGTCATGGATACTCCAGTTAACCCCAGCCGTGACAGTCCCCTTACGCAGAATCCACCTCGGCCTGAACCCGCAGAACACGAACGGGCCGTCGCTGCTGCCGTTGCCGGTGTAGCTGCCGAAGCGCGAGAAGCCTGCGACCTCGGAGAAGAGGTAGGCGACCATCGAATAGCCTGATCCGTTCGTGCGGTTGGCAGAACCTACGGAGAACACCGAAGACGTTGGCGCTGTGCTGTTCCAATAAATGCCGGTGACTTGTGTGGCGACCGTGGTTTCAAGCTGCAATGCGCCGCCCGCACCAATGCTGGCGTGATACACGGCCCAGCCGTCCGTCCCGTTTGAACGCGGCTTGGTGATTATCATCTTTGGCGCAACACCAAGCGAGTGGCTAATGTTCTGCGATGTACCATTGCCCGTGTACGTCACGATGTCGAAGCCCTGCGTAGCGCCTTCTTTCCATTGCCAGCCTACAAAAGCCTCGCCAGAATTATTGCCACCGATTGCGCTTCCAAGCGTAAAGCCGTTGCTGTTGAACGCAGTTACACCAGAAACTGTTTGCTCTGCGTTCGTCAAGTTCGAGCCGAGATAAGCTGTTGCCCCACGAACACTGTCAAACAACCCGTGATCTCGCGCTGCACCTCTTGACTTGTACCAAACCAGATCAGGCTGCATTGAGCCGCTGTTGGTGACAGACAAGGTGCTGCCGTTGCCCGTGTAGGTCGTCGCATCAAAATACTGATTGCCCTTCAGGATCGTCGGCGCAGGCAGGTTCAGCGTGTTCAGTGCCTTGAAGCCGCTGGGCGGGGTGTAGGAGAAGGGGCGCTGGCCGAAGTTCGTTGCCAACGTCTGAGTGGTGCCTGTCGAGCGATAGATCTCGGCAGTTGGAAACCATGGCTCTCCGCTACCGATAGAGCTGAACGCGGTTCCTTGCGAGACACCGTTTTTGTAGAAAGTCAGCGTTTGTGCGTCGGCATCCAATGCAACGCCGATCACATCGCCGTTGTTGTAGGTTGCACCATATGCGCTTGCAGACCCTGCTCCCCACTTAAACCCATCATTCAGGTACTCGTAGCCGCCAGAGTTTGCACCGAGTCCGTTTCCTGCCGGCCAGTTGACGTTTCCCAATACGATGCCAATGCCAAGCCACTGACCGGCACCGGCATCCTTAGCGACAACATTGACCTCCCAGTACCATTTGCCGGTGGACACGCCCATAGTGCTTCTTGATCCAAAGTACGCATTGGATCCAGCGCCAAGGGTGACCGTGATGTTTCCATCTGTTGGGGTAATGCGGTTGCTGCGATGCTCCAGCGGATTCATCACGCAGTAATTCCCCCGCCCATTGCCGCCGTCAGCCCACTGCGTCGGCACATCCAGCATCGAGTCGTAGGTCGAGCCGCTGGTCACGCTGATGTTGTTGGGTGTCCAGTTGTTGCCGTTGCCGCTGTAGTCCTTGCCGATGGTGGCTGCGGTGTTGTTGCTGTTGTCGCTGAAGTTCAGGAAGAAGCCATTGGTGCCGTAGGTGCCGGTGTACTTCTTGGGTTTCCATACGCCTGTGATGGAATCAGTCTCACCGAAGCTGCTGGGCGTGAGCGCCTGGCCGTCGATGAAATTGATCTCGGTGATGTAGCCGTCGAAATAGTACGCAGCCGCATCGCCGCGTCGGCCAATGGCGTGAACAACTGCGCTATTGAGGTTGAGGTCTGCGTTCTGAGATGGGTAAGTGGCGACAGCAAACGCTGTCTGCTGCACCCCGTTGACGTACATTTTTACGCGGTTGCTTGCAGTTGCTTGAGTGGTGTCAAAAGCCACAACAACGTGATACCACGCAGAAGGGTCACGGAACACTGCAGTTGTGGTGACTTCGTAAGCGCCGCCACTTGTGTCGCGAAAATGCAGTGCATCGCCATTGCCCGTTGTGCTGCCAAAAAAGCCAATGACCTCTCTGGTTCCTGCGTTTCCTAAGATGGCAGAGGTCGTACCAAGCGCTCCTCGTTTCGTCCATGCCGACAAAGTAAAGATGCGCCTTGATGTTGGCGTGGTAAATGTTCTGTCGAGATACGCACTCGCGCTTGAGCGCAGCCGCACAGAGCGGCTGATGTTGTAGCCCTCATCGGGCAGCAGCAGAGGATTGCCGATCATGGCACTCACTTGGTATCCCCCAGCAGGCGAGCGGTAATCCGGCTTGAACTCTCGACATAGTAGGCGAGGACATCCACCGCACTTGCAGTGGTGGTCAGAGTCGGCGCAACCCCCGCCGGAAACTTGAAGTTGCTGCCATAAGCCAGAGTGCGAGACCCGGTGCCGTCTTGCGTAATCACGATAACGCCGTGCTGACCTGCCGTAAGGTTGGTCGGGTTCGCCAGGGTGCGATTGCCGCCAAGAGTGACGGAGAAGTTATTGCCTGCGCTGAAGTCAGGCGTAATCGTCGAGCCATCGGTCAAAGCCACCACGGTGCCGCGCTGCGCTTTACTAAATGATTGAGTCGTCCCAAGACCGGCCACAGTGGATGTCGCACCGTCAAGGTACGACAGTTCAGTCGCGCTGATCGTTGCGCCGTTAGCCGAGATCGTGCCAGTCAGGCTCATCGAGCCAGCCACCGCCAAGGTCTTGCCAGATCCAACATTCAAGCCGACCGAGGTGCCAGTGCCAGCAGCGGCGAACACCGCATCAATGCTGTCTAGATCGGTGTTGAGCTTGGTGCCCCAGGTGTCGGTAGAAGCGCCGACCTCGGGCTTGGTCAAAAGCAGGTTGCTTGTAGTGGTATCAGCCATTTTTCACCTCATGCGGCAATCTGCCACGTTTCAGAATTATCAGATATGGGAGTCCAAGACTCGGGCGTATCGCTCTGAGCGGCCCAGCTTGTCGAGTTGTCAGAAACCGCAGTCCAGTCCTCTGATTGGTCTGGGATGCTTGTCCATGTTTCTGAGGTGTCGGGTTCCGGCGACCATTTTAGGATAGCTGAAACAGTAAAGCCAGAGTCAGCCGCAAACAGAATCTGCGCGACCGGGATACGGACTGCGTTGATGGAAACCGACGATTCGGCGTTAATCGTAACGGCCTGATTGACGATCACGCTGGTGCTGACCGTCATCTCGGCCCAGGCGTCAATCTCAATAAAGACCAGCGGCACCCTAATCGCACTGACCGACATCGCACTCACATCGGCAGCCGCAAATGAGCCAATCGCGTAGCGCAGCGCCGATGCGCTCATTGACGATGTGCTTGCCGCAGTGAAAGCGCCTACCGCATACCGCAGGGCCGAAACGCTACAAGTAGAGGATGCCGATACAGTTGCAGCGCCAAAAGCCACGCGCTGCGCCGATGCCGCCATTGAAGACGATGCGGAGACGGAAAACGATGCGTTCCTGACGGCTGTTGTACCAACAGAAACCGATGAGGTTGCGCTTATCGGTACTGCGGCAATCGCATAGCGCAAAGCAGATGCGGCGGTCGATGAAACCGCCGCAATCGTCAGGGAAGGCTCAAAAGAGCCGCGAGAATAATTGCCTCTGCCGTAAGAGCCGTAACCATACCCGACCCTTGGGTCAGAGTACTGGCCTGAGCCGTATGCTCCTACGCCGTAAGCTGCCATCTCGTTACGTCAAGGTGACGTCCAGATCGCCAGCAGGAATACGCAGCACATCGCCATCGTTGATGGTGCGCGAAGTGCTCAAGGCAGCCCACGCCAGCATGTTGCCGCCAGTAGAGGCATCAAAGATCGCAGCCCAGCCAATCGTGCCCCAGTTGCCGCCAGAAGCAGCAGGAAACTCGATAGCCGCCGAGTTGGTGGCATTGGTCGGCGAGGTGCCGGAAACCGTGATCGTGCCAGTCGCGGTGCGCGAATAGCCATTGCCAGAAACCTCAGTGCCGCCGCCAGTGTCAGACGGGGCAGCGGTGAAAAGGCCGACATACCATGCGGTCGGCCGAGTGGCGCTGCCGGTAGTCAAAAGCCAAGTGAGAACTAGGTTCTCGGTGTAGTCGGTAAACGATGACATTTCAAAACTCCTTTATCCGAAAGTCCTAGCCCGCATCATGATAGACCCGCCAGATGTCGCAGCGCGATCATCTGCCACCTGTATCGCCTCCAAAGCATTGGTGTACATCGAGGCCCAGACAGGAATCCGGCCATCGTCCTTCAAGTATGGCGATGCCTGCATCAGCGAGCCATAAAGATAAACGTCAGGAGACGATGCCAAGAGCCAATTAGAAGACACTGTGCTTGATAGCTTGGTCAGTTTGGCGTAGTAAGTCAACTCTGCCGTGTAACTGTTATCAGGAACTGGCAGCACGCGAATCTGGCCGCCAACGATGCCAAAGTACTGTGGCTTGCCAGGCGACAGGTACATCGTTGACTTCATCGAATCCAGAGCGTCAATCGACTCAAAGGCCAGCGCCGTCACCGGGTTGGTGTTGAGCTTGATCGACTTGGTTTCCAAGAAGTCGGCAGGAACCGCGCTGTACTCGGTGTCGATTGCAGCCGTCGCACGCACGATCATCTGACGGGTGCGCAGCGTCCTCTCAATCTGCGCCTCGGCCAGAGAGATAAAGTCAGGCACCACCGCCGTGAGATCGGTCCGGTTCAGCCAATCCGCAACAGACGATTTCAGCTCGTTGTAGGTGGTCAGGGCCATTACGATTCCCTCGCTTTTTCCAGATCCTTGATCGCCCAGGTATGGTCGTGCTTGAACTCAAACATTCCGATGTGACCGATCTCTTTCGAGACATCGTGGTCAATCCAGATTTTAAAGCCAGCCTCGCGTGCTTTCCTACAAAAGAACACATCTTCGCCGATATAGCCTCGCTTGTCATGCCGCCAAGGCGTTTCGTACCACGGCTCGCTCAAAGCCTTGAAGACTCCAGCCTTAATCATCATGACGCCCATGCCGACTGAGCCAACTTCTTGCAGGCCGGTGCTCTCGGGCATCGACCAAACCAGCTCCCTGTCGCCGTTTTCCTTGTAGATCTGAGCGGTCGGCCCTGTAGGCATACGCCTACGAGCGCAGTTCGTCGCCACGATGTCAAGGTCATGCGCCAGCAGCCGCGAGATCATGTCCTGCGGGAAGCGCATATCAGAGTCGATAAAGAGAATGTGCGAGCAGCCTTCGCGCATGGCATCAAGCGACAGCTCGGCCCTCTGGTTGGCAATCAGCGTTCCCTCGCTAATCTTGAGAGAGATGGCGTCATTGGTGTTAAGAGTATGGAAACAAACCATGTTTACCAAGTCGTAGGTGAACATCGTGTGAACCATGTCACGCGCAGGCGTGCAGACCGCGATGTAGTTGTGCTTCATACTTGGCCTGGCCTTACGCGGAAATGACGATTTTCCGGATCGTTGAGCCAGCGTTTCATGTACGCTTCGTCGTCCAGCTTGCCCTCTGCTTTCATTTGATAGTAGAGGCTCAAAGGTATTGACGCGACGCGAGACCATTCGCCCCAGCGTGCGCGCTCATCCACCTGGTTGAATTCGTCTTTGTTCTCCTCAATGATCGCGGAGACATCCTGCTGCGTCTGGATAGTCGCCTCATCTTTTTCCGCGTCGTAATGCCATGTCCTGGTGATCCCGAGTTCAGGGTTCACATCAAATAGTTTTTTGTCTGTCATTGTTAAAAAGGGACCGGGTTTCCCCGATCCCTCCGTTGCTTCGATTAGGAAGTAACCAGGTCTGCTGCCAGACCGTGAGCGTTCTCAGCCAGAACCTTCAGACCCCACTCGACGATCAGCATACGCTTCTCAGCGTCGCCGGTCTTAGCGAGTTCAACCTGCTGGTACGGACGCAGAACGACCATCTTTGCGTAATCGGGGTCGATCACGAAAGCGTCACGCTCGCGCTGGAAGCGGTTCGGAACCACTTGCACGTTGCCGAAGTCCGACACATAGATGTCGGCAGCACCGATGATGGTGGCAGGACGCGCACCGCCGTCGATGTTGAAGCGCGAGGAGGCAATGCCAGCAAAGCCAGAAACGCGCTGCTTGTTGATGGGACCAACCATCAGGATCTTCGGCGTGCCGCCCTGAGTCCAAACCTTCTGAATGACGTTCTTCAGGATGGTCTCAGTGAAGGTGCGCACGGTGCCATCAGTACGGCCTGCGGTGGGCAGAGTCGTATAAGTCGGGTTGCCGCCGTTCGTGGTGTCGTAGTCCACGTTGGTCTTGATGAAGGCTTGCAGAGAAGCGCTGGTGCGAGCAGCGGTGGTGCTACCAGAGGTGGTACCAGCGTTGTTCAGCATTGCGAACTCTTGATCGCGCTTCAGCTCAGAGCTGCGCTTTGCAATCTGATACGCGACCTCAGAGCGACGGCCAGCCTTGTTCACCACCTCTTCGGTGTTGGACAGGATGATCGTCTTGCGCGAGATCTGCGCATAGTTTTGCAGACGCACAGTTGCGACAACAGAGTCGAAGGACGTAACGTCATCACCCTCAAGCTGTGCGTTTGCAGCAGCAGCGGCAAGGGTATCAGTCTGCCACTCATAAAGAGTGTTCGTCACGTTCTCACGGCCAATGTTGGACATGAAAGGCGTTTCTTCGGGTGCAATGTTGGTGATGACATTGCTCAGATCTTCACGAATACCCTTTGCAGAGTAAGTCGTGAAGGTATTGGTCACGATAGCCATGATTTACCTCATTTCAAAAGAAGTGCAATTGCGGAAGCCGCATCTTCGACGCGGCCAGTTTTGGCAAGACGCTGTTTTGCTCGAACGCTATCGCTCATCTGTGAAACCCTTCCTGCTGCTCCAGGCTTGGCAGGCTTAGGCCCGTTGTTTGTCACGGGTTTGATGCCCTGGCGCTTGGCCTGCATCTGGTCATAGAGCGCCGCTTTACGCAGCGCCAAAACCACCCGGTGGTCGAAAATGTTTCCAAGTTCTTCAGGTGTAAACCCCATCTTCTGGCCTAACTCGACCAGCATGGCTTTCTCGGCCTTGGCCTTGGCCGGATCTTTCCATG